AGGTGCCAGAGTAGATCCTAATGCCATGCTGACATTGTTGCTCGCCTGTGCCCATGCATCCTGCATGGTGGTCACGCCTTCCGTGGTGCTCTCCAGAGCTCCGTCATTATCTCCCAGGACTGCAGTCCACTCCTCAATAGCAAAACTGCCATTCTGGATGTTGGTGGCCAGCTCCTGTGCTGCCTTCTTTCCAAAGATCTCTTCTACCGTCTTGCCGGTATCTCCTACCTGTACCTGGAGTGCTTCAGATACACTGTCACACTCCCCTATGGCCTGCACGGCCTGCTGAAAAGTACCCGGCACGTCATCCGTCACAGATGAGAGATTAGCCACACCTTTTGTGAGACCAGACATGACTGTGCTCACGTTGGCACCACCGTCAGACAGGCTGATCAGCATGGCAAGGGCTTCCTCTGTACTGTAGCCAAGCTCCTGGAACTGTGTGCTGTTGTTGGTGAGATAGCCGGTTAGATCATCCACGGACAGCTGACATGACTGGTTAGCTGTTGTCAGGTCATCCAGCAGGCCATCCGTATCACTCAGGTCAAGATTCCATCTGTGCATGATATCTGCCATGGAGTCCACGGCCTTTGTGCCATCCGTACCGGTTGCTTTCGCAAAGCTCGACATCTTGACAGTCAGATCTGTTGCATCCTGCCCGGTGACTCCAAAACGTGTGTTCAGTTCTGCCAGTGTCCCTGATACAGTCTGCAGATCTGTATCAGCGTCAGCTATCTGCCCAAAGGCAGCCTGTGCAGCCTGCTCCATACCGGCAAGGCTATCTCCGGATGCCCCAGTTCCCTCCACTATGGCTGCTTTGGCTTCATCAAAGTTCTGAGCCATCTCCAGAGCAGATTCAGCTATCTCTTTTACCTTTGCAGCCAGTTCAGCGTTGACCAGAATGCTGGCCATGTCATCCACGGCTGTGCCGGCATTTTCAGCGGATGTCTGCTGGTCATCCAGGGAACCATTAGTGTCATTGACCTGACTCATCAGGTTCTGCTCTTCTATCTTGGCATTGGTCAGCTGCTTCTCCAGAGTGGCTACTTCTTTGGAGTCTTCCCCATAGATCTCTCTGGCCACTTCCAGCTTTCCTGTCAAGGCTTCCTGTTTGTCCCTGTTGGCTTCCAATGCCTGCTGAAGGAGCTCCAGCTTATCCTTCTGGTGCTCCGCAGCGTCTCCGGTATTCTTGAATGTAGCATCTGCCAGCCTCATCTCTGACCGGAGCTGTGACAGCTCCTGATTGGACTCATTTATGGCCTGAGTGAAATCAGCAGTATCAGCAGTAAATTTTATTTTCGCTTCGTTATTACTTGCCATGCCTGCGTTCTCCCTCCTTCTTCACGGCATATCTGAGCCACGCATCATAAGCCACCTTATCCTCCGCTACACGGTCCAGGAAGCGGAGATCTCTCTCCCAGAAAACATGGTCCGGTATTTTCAGGATCAGCACATAATACGTGTAGTAGTCTTCAATCTCATCCAAGGTGAACTTTGGTGGTCTGATCACAGGACCATCCATTATCCTCTTCGTTGCTTTCTTGAAGGCTTCCGGAAATCCTGTTTTTTTTCCTGTACTCCATAGAGCTTCTGGAAGACTCCGGCCATCTCCTCACGGTCATCAGTCATGGCCGTCAGGAATTCCTGCATGGCCATGGGTGCACCATCAGAATGAAGGGCTGCACAGCGGTATGCTATGTAGATCATCTCACCCATCTCCAGCTCGTCCAGCGTCTCATTTTTCTGCATCCGTTTATAAAGGGTGTTATATCTCACCCATAGCTCATGCTCTGATGCAGCCAGATCCGCAAGGGCTCCCAGGTTCAATGTGAGCTTTGCCGGCTCACGGTTATCCATAGTGATTTCATAGATTCTCATAGATTCCTCCAAACAAAAGAGATGCCTGCATTCTCAGCAAGCATCTCCCTTCCGTCTTATCATGTTTCGCCGTCCTGCTCCTGCTCTTCACCCTGTGCAGTTTCCTGGGCTTTATCAGAGCTGAAATCAGTCATCCAGTTGTTTTCTGTCAGGATCTGGCCAGTGAGATCCACGGCCAGTGCCTGATATTCACCCTTGTTGTAATCATCGGGCATGTAGGCAATGGTCATCTCTACCTGTGCCACCTCATCAGCACCGTTCTCAATGTTGAGTGCATTGATGCTCTCAATCTTGCATCTGGGATATGCAAGGAACATGATGTTGTCATCTTCATCTTTTACCCTAGCCGTAATGGAAAACTCCGGCATAGGTGTAGTGTTGTCAAACGCATAGATACCCGGCTGCAGACCTGTGTTGACCATGCTGTGCATCTTCCGGTACAGTCCCAGCTTGATGTGCATGTTCAGCGTAATGGTTCCGTTTCCTGTCGGCTTGGTCTTTCTCTTCTTGACCACACCTCTGCAGCTCTTTGTGACAGTCTTGGTCTCACGTTCCACGTTGAGAGTACCTATACAGTCATCTCTGGTATAAGACTCATCACCGGATACCTTGATGGCCAGCTGGTCACACTCAAAGTAGGAATATACTTCCGCACTTGAAAAGCTCATTTTTTGTCCTCCTTAAAAGTTCTCCAATAACTTACTGACACACATCTCAACGATCTGATCAGCTGAGTCTTCTGCACCGCTCTGGAAGAAATGCTGTCCACCAGCGTGATGCAGTGTGTTAGATCCGTCATCAGGGAAGTACAGATAGTTGTATGCCGTCCGTGACTTAATAGTCACGGCCAGCTGTTCATTGTTTACCTGCTGCAAGGCATCGGCAACACTGGCAGGAGCCTTCTTCCCCTTCCACGTCCTTCCGGATGCAGGAATGAGGAGCTGGATAGCCTGCTTGATCTTTTCACCGCCCTCACCATGCAGCACATCATTGATCTCCCTGAGTGCTCCGGTGCCATACTGCTCCATGGCAGAGCTCAGAGAGTCTATCTCCGAATAGTCCAAAGTGAATGATGCCATTGTCAGCACCTCTTTTCAGGATGGAATACTGTTATGGTGGCTATCTCCACCACCATGCTGGTGTTGCCTTTGAAGGTGTAGTTGTACGGAATGTCATCAGTAGTCACCTTGAGCTTTGTGCCCGGATCGGCCTGCTCCTCCAGTGCCTTGATCACCTTCTCAACGTACCCCTCCGGGATATAGTCCTCATGGACCACATGTATCTGGTAGAAGGTCTGGAAATCTACCCTGGACTGGTTATTTTTCGTGGTCTTCCAACGGTTGAACACAAAATAATTCCAGTTGTCCAGCTGCTTCTCCCTGCAGGCTCCGTACCAGACACCTTCCATCTTGACTTCACCGTCTTTCAGGCCGTTCAGTGTGTCACGGATCCTGTTCAATACACTGCTCATGACAGTCTTCTCACCTCCTCCAGATACAGATACATCTCCTGACTGGTCCTGTCCTCATCCAGGTTGATGATGCTGTAGAGGACTTTGCCTATTAGGATCTGATGCAGCTTGTTGACCTTTGGCCAGAGTCTGCACTTGACCTTCAGGCTCAGAGTCCGTCCCTGACTCTCAGCAAAGTCAAGATCCTGATCACGTTTGGACATTTCCTTATAGTCCAGCTTCTGGATCCTCTTCAGATCATCTTTTTTGGTGGTGTTCTTCACGGCACCAAAGTCACTGGCTGTATCTTCCGGATCGCACACCCAGAGGACACCATCATTGTAGGTGGAAAATCTACTCCTCTGTGGGATCATCGGCAGAACTCCTTTCCACTGCATGCTTGTGCCGGATCTGAAGGATCTCAGCACGGTATGCAGTATCAAATTCATTCAGGCACTTATTCCAGTCATACAGCAGATAGTCCAGATACAGCCGTCTCTCCTGGCCGGGGCTGAGATAGTCTATCTCAGCTCCCAGCTTATGGTTGAGTGCTATCTCTGCATCAAGCATCATGTCGATCACTTTGGCATTCGTGTCCTCATCAGTCCATGTGATGTTCAGATGACGTTTTACCTGATCTACAGAGGACTGTGACAGCTTATCCCTGTCCAGCATGACCGATCACTCCTCTCTTAACCCTGTGCTGCCAGTGTTGCTTCGACCTCTGCAGCCTTGATATAGACATAGGCTTCCTCCAGATTGGAGATATCGAGCAGGATGGCTACCGTGTCATCCCACGCTTTGCCCATGCCGTGCATCTTGATCTTGAAGACCCTCTGATCCTCCAGGAAGCGGTACTCATCTGAGAACTCCAGAGTGCCATCCTTGCTGGTGCCAAGACCAAAGAAGTATTCCTCCGGCAGGCAGAGGATAGCTTTTCCGGTTGCAATACTGTTGCAGCGGATTACCTCTGTCGGGAAGGGGAAGATGTTGCTGGTGAATGCACCTGCAGCGTTGAGGACCGTGGTTGCCGGCATGATCTTGCTGAGATAATCCTTCTGGTTGCAGATCAGAGTGACCTGATCAAAGGATCTCACATTGCCACCATGCTTTGTGTAACCAGACTTAGCAGAGCCATCCGTATTGGCAGCAGTGGATGCTGCTGTAACTGCTCCAGTGGTATTGTCCGTATAATAGACCTCAGTCTCTGCCAGCTGGGCAAGGACTGCACCGTACTCCTTCGGCATGAAGGATGTGAGCTGTACCGGGGTCTTCTGCGGATAACCTGTGGAAGAGCTGACGGATACACCCTGATGGATGTCACGGTCAAGACCGATCGGCTGATTGTGACCGGAACCGGATGCAATGGCATTCTCCAGAGCCGTTGCAAGGGCTTCCTTCAGGAAGGTGCGGATGTAATTGTCCAGGAAGACCGGGCCAAGGTCCAGCATATCCTTCTCAATGACAGCATAAGCGGACAGCTTGCACTGAGTAATCTCCACCGTCTTGAAGGCAGATGTGATCTGCTGAGTGATCTGGGAATTAATGTCACCCCATACGGCAGTCTGGACAGTATGGTCATTGAGGATCCATCTGGTCAGATATGCCACAGACTGGAAATTGATCTTGGCAAGAAGCGGATGCTCCTGTACAAGGTCCTTATACACGTCCTCAATGACGGTCATCGGCATGACCTTATCATCCAGGAGACCAGCATAGACCTGCTTCGGGTTGCTCTCCTTGCCGGCCTTGATGATCTGCTCATAGTATCTCTGTTCCGGAGCAGTCAGCTGACGGAAGCCCCTCTGTGCAAGGATGTTCCGGTCACCATTGGCAGACTCAAAGTCAGCCTGGATGGTGGCAGCAATGGCCTGACCGAACTTGTCAAACGCAGCCTGGATGACCTCCGGTGTGGAGTCTTCAGCGTTGAATGCAGCCTGCAGAGCAGCTGCTGCATTTGTAATCATAGAATTAGGTTTAAGCATTTTCTTTCCTCCTTATGAAAACATCAGATTAAAAAATCTCTTTGCTTTTTCCTTCGTGTTACCTTTTTCATCCTCATCATCCGGGTCTTCTTCCGGATCATCAGGATCTTCTTCATCCGGATCCTGGTCAGCCTGCTTCTGCTGCAGGACTTCCACGGCCTCCTGCAGCTTCTCCAGCTTCTGCATGACAGGGCTCAGATCTATCTCAGACCTGTGGTTCAGGACCGCCTGCCTGATCGCTCTGAATGTAGACTGCTGGACTTCCTGCTCATCCTCTTCCATGTCTGCCACCTCAGTGGCAAAGCCATACTTCAGACATTCCTCAGCTGTCAGCCAGGTCTCATCATTCATCATCTTCCGGACTTCTTCCTCAGAAATGTTCGCCACAGACATGTAGGCATTGATGCTGGACTGGTTGATCTTGTCATTGTCTTCCGCTGCCTTCCGCATCTCTTCCGAATTGGCATAACCAATATAAGACATGCAGTTGTGGATCATCATGAGAGCTATGCTTCCCATCGTCCGGACATCACCTGCACAGAAGATGATGGTGGCTGCACTGCAGGCAAAACCATCACAGAATGTGTGCACGGATGCCGAATGACGTTTAAGTGCGGAATAAATGGCAAGTGCTTCAGCTACTTCACCACCATAGCTGTTGATGTAGACATTGATTGTGTCCACATCCAGATCATTGATCTCTTTGATAATCTGCCTGGAAGAGACTTCAGCAATGTTCTCATCATCTCCATACCATCTCTCCATATCAGTTGCAAAGCTGGTGATATTACCATAAATGATGATGTCAGCTGCACGGTTTTCACTGTTTACCGTAATCTGATAAAACTTTTGCCTTCTCACCGTCATTCACCTCCTTTCTCAGTTGATGTAAGGAACCTTTCGATTTCCTCAAAGTTCTTAGTGATAAAGTGCTTCCGGGACCATTCAGTGTTGAGTGGTGCATCACCCAGCATCTCCCTGACCTCATCAATGCACTTGACACCCGATGAAATAAGATTGGACACATTAGGAGCCACACCAAAGATATCTCTGTGCATGATCTTGCTGGTGTCCACCTGGTAGTAGTTGCCGGCCATATAGTTCTCACTTCCGGCCCTCTTATTTAGGGCTTCCGTGATCATGTCAGCATACGGATCCACACCAAAGGTGAGGAAGGATCCGATGATGTCTGCCATGTTGGTAATGTTCCCGGTCATCATGCTGTCCGGGATGTGGAAAGCTCCGGCAACGGAGGAGAAGAGCTCCTTCTTCAGGTCAACAAAATCTTTAGCTGATCCGGAGCTGTTGCTGTAGATCGGATCCGCTTCCAGCTTATATCCGTCAAACTCCGGATAAACTGCATTCTCTGACTCCATGTAGGTCTTTAACTGCTTTTTGATGTACTCTTCAAACTCCCGGTTGAACTCATCATCACCGGCCTTCACTCCATCAATGTGCAGCTTGTATTTCTGGCCGTTGGACTGTTTCAGCTTTTTGGCTGCAGCAGACAGGATCTTTCCATACTGCTCATACATCCCATCAATGAGGACCTTCACATTGATGTTGTCCAGCCGGAACATATAACTGTCATCCTGTGTGAAATGTTTGGCAAATGTGAAGTTTCCAACACTCACATTGTCATAGACATCTCCTAATATCGGTCTCTGCAGCAGTCTCCCATAAGAGTCAGCACAGTAGATATAACCACCGGCTTCCACCACAAGGGCTTCCCCATCCCTGATCACTTTGTTGACCACTTTGTGCCAGAACACGGAGGAAGTCTCATTTTTGTTAGGAGACACGTTGAGGAGATAATAGTCCTGCTTCTTTACCGGAAGACCATTTTCAAAAGTCCTCATCTCAGATCTGCTGATTGCATTGCTGATCAGAGATGATGCTGTATAGATGGCCAGCTCCTTGTAGTAAAGCTCTGCCGGGATGTCTATCACCACGGCAGCAGGGTCTCCTCCTACTTTCTGCTTCACTGGAAATAGCTTTTCCAGGAAGTCATTGATCCATGCCATTCACAATCACCTCCTTAGAATGCTATAACATTGATCTTTGTCAGCTTCGGACGTTCCTTGATACTGGACTCTGCCACCATACTGGCCACCAGTGCCATGAATGGGTCCGTCTTTCGGCTTTTCGCTTCAATCTTTGCATAAACAAAGGAGCCCTTATCAGCTCCCACGTCTCTGCCATATCTAATAGTTTTCGTGTTATTGGTTGCCCACCGGAGCACAGGATTATTGCCCCAGTGAAAATACCGGTTGAGGAAGCAGTGGTCTATGACCGGCACCACTTTGATGATGTCGGTCTGCTTCACCAGCATCAGATTACCATGCTCCTTTGAGATACCCACTCTGGCCAGGGCATCTGAGAGCAGTGCATACCGGTATGAGTCAATGGCCACCATGCTGATGTTGTAGATCTTACCCATCTCAAAGATGTAGTTGGCGATCAGAGACGGATGGATCTCCACATCATCCACATAGGTGAGCAGTCCATCCTTCACCCAGTCTCTCCACGGTGCCTTGATCCGTGGGATGTCCCTGGAAGCGGAGCAGATCCATGCCCTGTTGATGTCATAGCGGTCATTCCCGTTCTTAAAATGGAAATTAACTGCAGCCCAGTCAGTGGTCTTCATGTAGTCAATGCCTACCGTGCAGCTCCATCCTTTGAGATCCGGGATCTCCTGATTGGTGGCAGCTATGCTGTCCCAGTCAGCCACCGCTGACTCTTTTGCTGACTCCGGCAGGTTCATCCGCTTACTCATGAAGGCCGGCAGCCGGTCCGGATTTTTCTTCCAATCCTTATATTCCTTCCGGATCTCCAGGAGCAGGTCCGGCAGATACGGCAATGATGGATTGGCCTTTGTCCAGTTGGACTCATCATGGACCTCTTCCTTATCGTCCAGCTTGCAGATGAAGTACAATGTACCGTTGTCTTCAGCTCCGGATCTCAGTACATCCTCACCGTCAGCCAGAAGATCATCCAGCGGACCTTCCCTCACATCTCCGTTGGTGGTGTAGTAGGATCTCCGTGGATGCTTCTTCTTTCCCAGACCAGTAGTGAAGACATTGATATTGTCATAATTCTGATACTGGTGGATCTCATTGAAGATCACGATACCGGACCGGAGACCATCCTTCCCTTTTGGACTGTTGGTCCTTCCCTTGATCACAGATCTGGTCTTCTTAGAGACAATCTTCTCCTTTGTCCAGTGGTAGAACTTCTGGATCTTCCTCATGACAGCCGGCATCTCAAAGAAACCAGTCAGATCCTGCACCGGCCTGATGGCCTGCTCTTCATTGTTGGCACAGATGTCCACGTCATACTCACGGATTCCATTGTATGGACTGGTGAGCAGGAAACTCTCCACAGCAATGGTGCCATCCTTACCGGCTCCACGGCCCAGCTCACAGAACAGATCCGGCCACCGTGGCTGCCCAGAGTCATCCCAGTAGCAGCAGTCATGCAGTGCTATGACAAACTTCTGCCATGGGAACAATAGGAATGGAAGATACTTCTCACACATGCTCATGTATTTCCGGAGCTGATCTTCATCAATGTGAATGTCCTCAGTATCAAAACAGTGCTGCACATGCTCCACCAGGAGATGCTGCTCCTCACAGCACTTGTATTTTTCCTGCTGGACAATATCCATCCATTCCCTGACTTCATAAGGAAGGTCAGAGCTCTTCATCATCCTCAATGCCGGCTTCCGGCTTGATATCTAGCTTGTCCAGGAGCTTGATCATCTGCTGGTTTATCTTCAGTGACGTATCAATAGAGTCATTCTTCTTTGTAACCAGCTGGCCGGTGGATCCAACACTGGTTATATTAAGCCCACGCTCAGAAATGTCACTTTTACACAGTTCCTTATTCACGTACATGGACATGTAATCCTCCACCAGGTTAAGGAAGTATGGTGTGTCATTGCCGGATCTCTCCAGCTGATCAATGAGAGAGCCCCGGATCTGCTTGTATTCTTTTGTCCTTCTGATCCTCTCAGTCTCAGTCATACACTCATCCCTCTAAAAAAATCTTACGCACGTGAGCAGAGATCTTTTGTCTTAGCCCCCTTTCCGTT